GTCGATATCAGACCAAGAGCCTTCCCGCATTGATGGCTTCATCTTCGATCCGGCTAAAGGAATCATCACTGGAATCTATGAGGTCAAAACTCGCAGCTACGGTCTCCACAAGCTCCAGACCACATTTGGGAATGAATGGATGATCTCTTGGTCTAAGATCCAAGCGGCTCTGGAAGTTACTAGACGCACAAAGCTTCCGTTCTACGGAGTGCTGCATTTGCTGGATGACAACATTGTTATGATGGTTGAAATCTTCAACCGCAATGCGTCTTGGGCTGCAAACCATAAGGTGGAAGATCGTCTGGTTAACGGAATCAAAGATCGCATGGCGTTAATCGATATGACGACCGCAATGCAATATAAGATGAACCAACTCTTCTGATGACAGACCTAGAGCTTGAAATCCTAGAGTTCCGCAGACAACTCTGGCGACCTACTCCACGGCAATCTGTTGTCGAATGGGCTGAGAGCAATCTGACTCTAAGCCAACGACAGACCGAGCATCCCGGTCCATTCTCCACGGCGGTCAGACCATATTGCCGAGAACCGTTGGAATCTTGGAAAGATCCAGCGGTCTCCGAGGTTACTCTGTGTTGGGGATCTCAGACCAGCAAAACGACGACGCTGATGGCCGGTCTGGCTTGGTCAATCGACGTAGAGCCATCTCCTGCGTTGTGGTTGATGCCGTCTGAGAATCTGGCTCGCAGCTTCAGTAAATCTCGCTGGCTCCCTATGCTGGAAGACTCTCCTGCTATGGTCGCGCGGTTCCCTACGGATAAAGACCAGATCACCAATCTTGAGCAGCAATTCGACCGCTGTACCCTGACGTTTGTGGGGAGCAACTCACCGGCAAATCTAGCGTCCCGTCCAGTCAGAATCTTGGTCGCTGATGAGGTGGACAAATTCGCTGATGCGACCGCAAAGGAAGCTGATGCGCTGGATCTTGCCGAGCAGAGACTTAAAGCGTTCTCCAGTTCAAAAGCGTTCTTTACAAGCACCCCAACAACCTCCGAGGGGAGAATCTGGCAGCGATATCTACGAGGAGACCAGCGGAGGTATTACATTCCCTGCCCGTACTGCCGAGAGCATATCAAGTTGGAGTGGCGACAAGTAACGTGGGAAAACGAGAAGCTAGAAGACGGACGACCCGACTGGCAGCGCATCCGCACCACAGCGCACTACGTCTGCCAACTCTGTCAGGGAAAGATATCTGACAGCCAAAAGGTTGCAGGGTTACGGCATGGCAAGTGGATCTCGGAGAATAAAGCCAGCCTCCCAAGCGTAAGGTCTTACCACCTCTCCTCTCTTTACTCCCCAGATCGAAAATGTACTTGGGGAAATCTTGCTGTCGCATTCTTGGAAGCAAAAAGCTCGATGATGGGGTTGCAGGGATTCATCAACGGTATGTTGGCAGAACCGTGGGAAAACCAAGAGACTCAACAGGACCGAGTCGAGATTGTCTCTGACGCTGGCATCCCTGAAGCAAGACGATATCTCACGGCTGACGTACAAGCTGCGGCTCCGTTCTTGTGGTGGGTCTGCCGCGAGTGGAGCAAAGGCAACTCTAGACTTGTTGGAGCGGGTCACGCTGATGATTTTGCCGCTCTCCGTAGGATACAACTCCAATACAACGTCCACGACATGGATGTTGGCGTTGATTCCGGTTACAACACGCAAGCGGTCTATGATGCTTGCGCTGAGTTTTCTCAGAGTAGCGCAAGCCCAATAAACTATCCCTGCGGTCTGCGGTATCCGCCCGAGGGAGGTCTCCGAAAGCCGATGTTAATTGGCTGGCTGCCAATGAAGGGACGCGAGACCGGAGCCAGATTTACGTCTAAGACCGGCTCCATCCATCCATTTGGAATTACAACGTCAACCTCGATGCGGACTGACGCTGTACAGCCTCTGCTTGTCTTTGACACCGAGCATATGCGGGAGGTACTCCAGCGGCTCCGTAAAGGGACCGAGACTCATCAATGGAGTGTTTGTAGCCTACCCGCTCCGCTAGACGCTGAAGGGGCTTTTGCGAGCGATTCTGATACCTATTGGAAGCATCTAGACAGCCATCTTCTTAAGCCAACAGCCAACCGCTCCGGTAGGATCAAGCACTTATGGTTCAAGCGAAACACTCGTTGGCCGGACCATTTGCACGACTGTGAAATCATGCAACTTGCGATGGTTATGTTGTGGGGAGACCTAACTTCTAGTACCTCGGAAAATTCTAGTGGTTGACAAACTTGCAGGTCTGTTGATAGTCCGCGCAAGTGTTCACTTACACGGTAGCAACAAAACGGAGTTACTTGCGTACCACATACGCGAGCAAAGCCGCTTTGACATTGCTTGAGGCTTTAACGGCAAAGCTGACTGTTTCCGCTGACTCGATGGAGAGCGGGAATGTGGTCCGCAGCACTTCTAGCTCTGACGTTTCCGTTGAGTTCGCTGAACCCGGTAAGGGGACCGCTGCTCCAATCGAGATGCTGCAAATGTGGGAGTCTCTGCTAACCGATTACGATTACGCTGTAACGCTTCTCTCTGGTGATGGGATCGCTAGTCCCACCGATCTCCAGATTTACAACAAGATGCTGACCGCCGTTCTGGTTTCAACCACTCGGTATTATGGGGATTTCACGCAATTCCGTCGTGAAGCCACAACCCGAATGAGCTAATGGGCTTTCTTCAAAACATAGCGAACAAGCTGTTTCCTGCTCCCGTAAACAAATACGAAGGAGCGGGTCAGTCTTTGCGCCGTTCGTATCTCGACACCTCCTACACTTCCGCGCGATTTGATGTTACGAGCGCGACCCGTCAAGCTATCGTTCGCAAGTCCCGCTTTTTCGAGCAAAACAACGCTGTTCTCAATAGGCTTGGTGATCTGTTTGAGAGCTACACCGTTGGCTCCAGCTTCTCCGTTCAGCCAGCCTCCAGCGATTCCGCTTGGAATCTCAAAGCCAAGAAGTGGTTTGATGTCTGGAGCCGTTATCCCGATATCGGTTCTCGGCAATCTTTTAGCACTCTGATGGGACAAGCTGCTCGCGGCTGGTTCTACGATGGCGAATCGTTCTTGTTGTTGACCAAAGGAGAGACCGGCAAACCTCGATTGCAGCTTATTGAAGCTCAATCCATTGCAACTCCAGTAGGGATGCAAGCAGATGAGACCGTATTTGACGGTATCCGGTTTGATCCTCGTACCGGACGAGCGATATCCTACTTTATTGGATCAGAAAAAACTCAGGGTAACCTGACTGATGTTCGCTCCATTCCTTCTGACTCCGTAGTCCATATCTACGAACCGAATCGTCCCGGTCAGCTTAGAGGTCTTCCGTTTGTCTCCGCTGTCATCAATGATTTGCACGATCTCGATGATCTGCAAAAGCTGGAGATGGAGGCTTGTAAACTTGGTGCTTCTGTCGCTCAGATTGTTAAGACTGACGCTGGCGAAGTCCAAGCGAGCAACCTCCGCGCTGGTACTGCTGGAGCAAGTGTAAACACCGCCGAGAACTATTACGAACAGGTCTTTGGATCTGGCGTAAAGGTAATGAAAAACGGTGACAGTTTCGAGCAGTTTGCGACCGAGCGTCCCGGCGTAAATATGCGGGAGTACTGGCGACAACTGACCGAAAAGGTCTGCGCTGGCGTTGGTATCCCTTACGTTCTGGTTTACCCAGAGTCAATGCAGGGGACTGTTTATCGCGGTGCGCTAGATATGTCCGCTGTATGGTTTAAGTCTCGCCATCAAGTCATGGCATCAGCGGCTCGTCGCATTTATGAATACGCGATGGAATACGCGATCAAGAATGATCCCAATCTTAATGATGCTCCGAGCGACTGGTACGAGGTCTCGATTACCGCTCCACGCTCCCCGAATGTTGACGTTGGTCGCAACTCTGCGGCTCAATTGGCAGAACTAGAGGCTGGCGTTGTTACCTTTGATGAAGTCTACGGAGCGCGTGGTCTTGATTGGCGCTCTGCTTTAGAGTCTAAAGCCCAACAAGCTTTGTTTGTTCGTCAACTCGCTGCAAAATATGGCGTTGATGTATCTGAGATTTCGGTGATTCAGAAAGAGCGTCCCGCAACTAGTGTTGCAACTGCTATTGACATTCCAGATGATCCTTCTGAATCTCCGTCTCCGGTTGCTCCGTCAGAAGGTGGGTCGCAACCTGTTGTTGTAGAGCAGGAAGAGATTACCGCTACCGTAAAGAAGACTCGGAAACCAAAAGCCAAGAAAACCGAATGAGTTTTACCAAGAAGTCAGATTGGCTTTACTTCGCTCCAGCAAACGCTGCCGGTGATCCTGCTACCGTTCAGATCTTTGACCAGATTGGCGAAGACTGGTATGGTGGAAGCGGTCTATCGGCAAAACAGTTTTCCGATGTACTCAACGAGATTGGCAATGGTCCGCTGCTTGTAGAGATCAACTCTCCCGGCGGAAATGTCTGGGATGGTTTGTCGATCTACAACCAATTGCGCGGTCGCAAAGCTCCGGTCACCACTCGCGTTGTGGGTATCGCTGCTTCTATCGCGTCAATTATCGCTCTTGCCGGTGATCGCGTAGAGATGGCTGACGCTGCTCTGATGATGATCCACGACCCATCAGGGATGGCTTCTGGTACTTCCGAGGATATGCGGAAGATGGCTGAGGCTTTGGATCAACACGCTGAGGTGTTGGTTGGAGTGTACCATAAGAAGACCGGACGCTCTGCTGAGTCTATCCGCGCTGCAATGAAAGCAGAGACTTGGTTTACCACCGCTGAGGCTCTTGCTTTTGGCTTGGTGGACAAACCTATCAAACAACTTGCGATGGCCGCGAAATGGCATCCTCGCGCTGTCACAAAGACGGCTCCTGAGACTGTCAAAAACAACCTTCGTAGAGGTCTTGAGCAATACGAGGAAGGTCTCGCTGGTGATGGTCTAGAACCCGCAACCGTCACTGATGCTAAATCTCTGGTTGCAGGAGAGGCTCCCACCGAAAACAAGATCCGCAAAGCGAACGCTTGGTGGGGACGCAACGACCGCTTTCTTGAGGCCGAACCTAATACTCCTGCGGATGTAGCGGCTAACCTTTGGGGAGGTGCTGCTGGCCGCGATTGGTTCTCCGCTCTCTTTGCTCAACTAGAAGAGCCGTCTGATACCAATACAGACAAAACACTTTCGACTGATGGCGAAAAAACCATCAACGATTCTGGCGTGGACTCCACGCCGCAACCAACACAAACCACCGACACAAATA